ACTCTCCGTGGTTTTGCGAAAGACATGTCAGAGCTTGAACGGTCTGGCGTTGTCGGCGGGTATGACTTCTCGAAAGATCCTGCTGACATAGGCAAGTTCATGACTACGCAACTGCGAAAGCAGGGAGCGATCAAGGATGACAGAGGTCTTACTACAAAACTTCTGATGGGAATCTGGGATGGTCTAGGCGATATAACAACTAGGTCAGATTTTGCTACCCGCAAGGCTGTTCATGATGATGTGCTGGCCCGTACAGGGGACAGGGCAGAGGCAGAGTTCCAAGCATTAGAGGTAATGAACTTTGGTCGCCGTGGCTCACACCCCGTGATGCGGTTATTGACTACGGCGGTGCCGTTCCTGAATGCAAGGATGCAAGGTCTGGATCTTCTGTTGAATGCAGCGACTGGAGTCAGAAGCTCGAACAAAGAGTTGAGCAGACGCAAAGCGGTAGGCTCGTTCATCGCAAGAGCAGGAATTCTCGCTGCATCTAGTGCAATGTACTACCTGCTGGTGAGTGATTCAGAGGACTATCAAGAGGCAACGGAAGAAGAGCGAGACAACAACTGGATCATCCCAATGCCGTTTGGCATTCCAGCATTGAAATATCCGATCCCATTTGAAGTTGGCTTGCTGTTTAAGACCCTGCCAGAACGCATGATGCGCGAGATGACTGGCGATACAACCGGCAGACAGACTCGTGAGTCACTACAAAGGGCTGTTGTTAGCACATTGGAAGTTCCTGTGACGGGGCCACAGATAGTTGCGCCGTTGATTGAGACAGTAGCAAACTACAATAGCTTCACCGGCAGATCTATCGTCCCTCAATACTTGAGCGGTTTAGCTGGAGAATCTCAGGTTCTTAGCAGCACCTCAGAAGTCGCAAAGCTGGCGTCAGAGTTTGCACCGTTCGATCTCAGCCCAATCAAGATGGATCATCTGATCAGGGGGTACACCGGGACGATTGGTAGCTATGTGCTTGCGCTGTCTGACTTGGCGTTAAAATCTGAGACTCTTACTGGGGACAAAACCAAGCTTCTACCGGCACGACCCATATACGACAGCCCATTGCTGCGACGATTCTTTACAAGAGAGTTTGGCGCAGGGAGAACCGAAGAGTTCTACGACATGGCTGGCTATGTGGACGAAGTGTACAAGACGTACAGAAAGCTGCGTGTTGACAGACCAGAGCAGGCTGAGAGGTACATAGCTGGTAGAGAGTACCTGCTGCCGATGTATCGTGAGCAAGCAGAGATCAGGCGTGGCTTGTCGCGTCTCAGAAAGGAAGAGCAGGCGATACGCCGCATGGATATCTCTCCCGAAGAGAAGCAAGAGAGGATCAGGGAGGTGCAGACACGCAAGCGCCTATACCTTGAGGTTGTGCCAATGATGCGGCAGCAGATAGAAATCCCTGCATTCGATGTGGGATCTGGGCTGCGGTGACCTAGTCGTTAGGATTCCAGCAGCCGACTGTTTGAATCGTGTGATCCTGTCCTGAGAAAGTGCAAGACCAGACACAGATCTGGTCTCCACTCGCGCCAGTGTAACTACCTACAAACTCCCACTGATGGACGTGCGCGTGAGCGCACATCGCAACAAACACTAGCAGTGTGGCGGCTAACGTTTTCATTTCCGTGGATCGTCGCCCATTGAGTAGCGGGTGTACCAGATGTCCTTGGCCTTATCCAGCAAGGCGTCTGCCTCATTGCCCTTCTTGCCAGCCCTCCACTTGTACTTGAACGCAGAGATCTCTGCATACTCCCTGACGCGCTGCTCGCCAAACACTGCGACCATAGCATCGATACATTCGATACCGCTGTCGGTGTAGTGTGTGGGGCTGTTTGCTATGTCGTGAGGCGACACCTCTAGTATGTCCGACGATACGTCCGTATCCCTCTTGTACCAATCAACGATGCGTTCATACGTCTTTGAAAAGACACGATGACGATCATTTTCCAGCACCTTCTTTAGCGAGTTAAACGACACTCCCACATGCTGGGACAGTTCATTGATCGCTGCTGTCCTAGACATTCCCCAGTCAGACACGCTTGATCCAACCATCGACTCCAAGTGATTAACGACTTCCCTGCTAACTTTCTTACCGCGCTTCGCGGCCTTTTCCTTCTTCAAGTTTTCCACTGTATAGCTTCCTTTTACTATGCGGCACCATCGTCCGAGCAATCATCACTCGTTGGCTTCTGCCGCTCTCTCCTTTACGTTTACTTCCGGGGTATATGATCATCCCCTTCTCTGCTAACGCCTTGTATCGTGCCGTCACTGACGAATAGGACAGCCCGGATAGGGCTGCCCTCACATCGTCACTGATACATCCGGCACCGCCGTGGCTCTCGATCACACTGAACACCATCTCCTCAAGGAACGTGGTGTTGATCTCGCTAGCTGCGTCAGCACTGGTTGTTGGCGATTCCCTTCGGTGCAACTTGTACGCCTCAGTCCCGAAGTGTCCCTGAGACGAGTCTAGAAAGGGATGTCATCCTCGAAATCATCGAAGTTGTCCTGTGCTACTGGTTTAGGCGCAGGCGGTGGTGCTGCGTGTGCGCCGTCAGGTGGCATGGTTTCCCCGTTAAGACTGAGGTAAACCCCGCTGTCCCCTTGGTTCTTCCAAGCCGCGAGGCGGAAGTCCACGGACTCTAGGTTTGGGTCTCCCTTAAAGTGCGCTGCAATATGCTTCGCCTGTTCGCGGGTGATTACAACCTTCCCTCTGAAGTGCGGAGACTTATCGGACGTGCGCTTGGCACCCTCGTTGTAGAGGGTTCCTTTGCTTTTCTCAGCGAGTGAATAATCAGGCATTAGCCTTCTCCTTCTTGTTTGGCGTCAGCTATCTCAGCCTTGCGCCGTTGGTAAGCCTGCTTAATCTCTTCGTAGATCGCAGGGTGATGGTTCTGAATAGTGGTGATCGTACCTTTGTTGTTACGGTACAGACCTGCCACATCAGAATGTTCGGGCAGCCAGTCGCTCCAAATCTTTAAGAACGCTTGGGCATGAGCCTCTTCGCTATAGTCGATACCGTCCTCGTCGGGTTCGGTCTTCTTCGGTTCAGGCTTCTTTGCTGGCTTGCCTTTGACTTCAGCAACAGGCTGCTCTGCTTGAGGCAGATCCTCTCCAGCGTAGACGTACATGCCCAGACCGAATAACGCCATGCACTTCACTAGGCATCGCATCTTAGCGTCCGAGATATCCCGTGCGTTGGGCCTGACGATGGCTTGGTTCTTGTTGTTCATGACTGGCAACCACATGTGTCGAGCCAACGTGCCGATCACGATTGAGCAATGCACTGTGACACTGCCGTCTTCATGCACTTCGTTGTGAGGAAAGTCCATGATTGCGTTTGGGTAATGATCCATCAGGGTCATCCACCCGTGCGCCCATGACAGGTAGCGCAGGCCCATCTTAGTCTCTACGAAAGACTCAACGTTGACTGCTGAAAGGGTCTGCCAGATATCCTGAAAGGTCGGCTCTGTATTGCTTGGCGTTGATGCCATAGTTTTTCTCCATCTTTTTTTCTATTAACGTTACAACCTCAATCGGTGCCAGTTCATCGAACACCTTGAACGGAATCTCATCGATTCGTCCTTTCGCCCAACTGAAATGCACCTCTCCTGCGGTTGGACTCATCTTCAAACTAGGGATTCGGGTGATGCTCCAGATGGCTACCATCTTTTCGTACACCTTCTTATCCATTTCTATCATGCGCTCTCCTTATACTGATCACAGAACTCAGCAACACGGCACCAGTTCTGATCACACCTCACATGCGCTCCGTGACGCACCTCTACCGAGTGCCACTTGCTGTCGCCGTGACCACGCTGCACAAGAAAAGACTCGGCTTCTTCCATCGAATCAAACACCTTGAGCGCACGTTTGCTCGTTGTCTTCTTGGCGGCGTAGGTTGTTGGACGTGTCCAGCGTTCAGCGTCTGTGCATGGAGGTAATGACTCATCACTAAAGCTTCGGAACTCTGCGAATTGATGCAGAGCAATGCGTCCTTCCATGTATGTATCCTGATCACTGTCTGACCATCGGGTGATGGACAACTCAGCGATAGGTGCCTGTGGATAACCGGCATCACTTTCTGCTTGCCTGCGATTCCAATCCCGCATGACTGCCACGATGCGTAGCTCTTGCGGGTTGACGTTCTTGGCGTGGCGCATCAGCCAAGCGTATGCGTTAAGCTGAAGTTCCCACTCGATCTTGTCATGGATGACTGACCACACACTGGTGCATTTGTAGTCCACGATGCCTCGCGCATCTTGCAGATCGATGGCACCACTGATGACCCAGTCATCTAGCTCAACGAACAGTCTCTCCTCGCTGATGACATCGCCCTCGGTGTGATCCTCGAACACTTTGTGTACCGCAGTGCCCAACACAGACCACATCTTTTCGCTGACATCCTCGGTAAGACTGTCCCAGTGACGCTCTCTCAGGATGCGTACCTGTGGCGAGTCGATTAGCTGAGTTACAGACCGATGGCTTTTACCACGGGTGTAGTCATCACGACTCAGTGCCGAAACGATGGTCGGCGGCAGGTTGTGATTGTTGGTAACTTTCATTTCTCTCTGGCCCCTTCTTGCAGTACACGCGAATACTCAATTGATCACCTTGCTGGTGCTTACCAATGTAGAATTCCCTCTCGTTTCCTGCCCCAGATCGATCTTGCCAACGCCTGTAGGCGCTTCTTACGGCGCTCAAACGTCTGACTACCTCGTCTGCTGTAACGGGAATATCCACCGCGTCCTTCAGAAACATCTGATCGAATGGTATTGTTGCCATTCGCTGTCCGGGGGAAGGTACATCCATGCTCACATCGCGCTTTATTTCTAGGCTCATAAAGGTTTTCCTTTTCATTAAAGACGATCTCTCCGTTCGCCTCTTGCTCCAAAATCCAATCAGTTATTTTACTCATTGCTTTCCTCCTTCAGGGGTGAGAGTATAACGACTATCGACATGAAGAACAACACCTTTCACACAACGATCTACGGCGAACCTGCAAGCAAGGCTAACAGCAGGAAGCTTGTGACGTTTGGTGGGAGGCCAAGATTCATCAAGAGTCAGAAGGCTCGTGACTATGTCGCTGAGTTTGAGAAGCAGTGCCCAACACTAGAGGCGCTGCTCGATGGAGACGTGCGTGTGACCATGACCATCTATTACAAGACGCGAAGACCAGACCTAGATGAGTCTGTGATCTTGGATTGTCTTGAGGGTCACGCCTACACCAATGACAGACAGGTCAAAGAGAAGCACATCTTCCACGGCCTCGACAAAGAGAACCCTCGGTCAGAGATCTTGGTTGAGCAGATCGATGCGTAACTTAGCCCAGTCAGTACTGGAGCAAACGCTGTTGGACATGGCGGATAAGGATGAGGAGATCAGAGCGCAGGCATTTAGATGGCTGATCAACATCGATCAGTTTGATCTGTGGGAAGAAGCGGGACTATTGAAAGAGGACTTCGTAGAAATTAGTTATGCGGTAGCGAAGGCAGACCTTGGTGTGAGACGGACGAAGGCTGCTAGAGATGCTGTATCAAAACTGAGGGGGGCAATAGAACGTTCTATCGTAGAACGTTCTCAATAACCTTCGGTTAAATAGTACGTTCTACAGTGGAACGTTCTATAAATATCACAATCGAAAACGGTTCACAAGAAGGAGACGCTATGAACCAGCAACTACGGGATGAGGATCTCGACTATTCCATTCGCCAGCTTGGAGACGGCAGGCACCAATGCCCAGTATGTGGGCCACATCGAAAGAAGAAGGGGGAGAAGACACTAAGCATTACGGAAGATGGCGAGGGGCTGTTATATAACTGCTGGCATTGCGATATGTCAGGCAAGGTGAGGCACAAGAGTAGCGTGGACGATGACTTTGATATAGATGCGCCAGCTAAGGTCATGCCCATAACAAAGAAAGCCAAGACCGATCCCGTTATCTGCCAGAACTTTCTGATATCCCGTGGCATCACTCCAGAGAGAGTCGATCATCTCAAGATCGTCGGGGCCAGCCACTTCTTCCACGGGGCTGGTGATCTACCGGCGGTTGGGTTTCGGTACGAAGACACCGCCACCAAATGGCGTAGCGTCGAAGGCAAGCGGTTCATTCAAGACGGGGCAGCGCAAACCCTGTGGAACGTAGAGAACGATCCGGGCGAGGCGCTCACCACAGTGATCATCACAGAAGGTGAGATGGATGCCGTATCCATCGTTGATGCCATAGGTAAACGGGACGATACCTTGGTGGTGTCAGTTCCAAATGGTGCCCCCCAGAAGGTTAGCAACCGCAAGGTAGATCCAGAGGAGGATCGTAAGTTCGCCTACCTGTGGAAGAGCAAAGACATCTTTGAGAAGGCAGACAAGATCGTGCTAGCGATGGACACCGATGAGCCGGGAGAGGCTCTGGGTGAAGAGATTATGCGCCGCGTGGGAAGAGCCAAGTGCTATCACCTTGAGATCCCCGAAGGCTGCAAGGATGCTAATGATGTTCTGATGAAGCACGGCCCTGAGTACCTAGCTGATCTGGTAGAGGAGGCTACACCTACACCGCTGGTCGGCGTGTACTCGGCAGACGATTACTCAGATGACGTGCAGTTCTTGTATGACAGGGGGCTGATGAGTGGCAAGTCCACCGGATACTCTGGACTGGATGGTATTTACACCGTCTTGGAGGGGCAGTTGACGGTGGTCACTGGCCTGCCGGGATCTGGCAAGAGCGAATGGATTGACTCTGTGATGGTCAACCTCGCTGAAGAACACGATTGGAAGTTTGCTATCGCTAGCTTCGAGAACCCTCCAGCGATGCACATCATCAAGCTTGCAGAGAAGCGGATGCGTAAGCCTTTCTTTGAGGGGCAGACAGAGCGTATGACTGAGGGTGAGATGACTGAGGCTAGGGGCTGGGTCAACGATCACTTCGCGTTCTTGGATAGCAAAGACGGCGAGGCTGCCACCATCGACAACATCATAGACCGTACCAAGCAAGCGGTGATGAGGCTGGGGTGTCGGGGGTTGGTGATCGATCCCTACAATTACATAGCACAGAACACCAACGATCAGGAGCATCAGGCGATCAGCGACATGCTGACTCGGATGGTGCAGTTCGCACGGTCATGTGACCTGCACATCTGGTTCATTGCACACCCTGCGAAGATGAGAGCAAACGAGAACGGCACCATGCCGGTGCCCAACGGTAATCACATCAGCGGCAGTGCGGCGTGGTTCGCTAAGGCTGACTGTGGGATCACAGTGCATAGGCTCGGGGAATATATAGAGGTTCACAGTTGGAAGTGCCGCTTCAAATGGATTGGTACGGTAGGTTCTGCAAAGCTATCCTACGATCCGGTGAACGGGCGATACAAAGATTATGAGGACTGGGAGGAGCAGGTAGACAACTCGTTTGCCAGCAGATACGCAGGCCGTAGGGATTACCATGAAAGAGAAAGTGACTGGGACATCTGACGATGCCATCAATGACGTAGGAAACTCCAAGCTGCATGAGCAGCACAGGGTGGTGCTGGAGAAGGAAGACGGTGAGGCCGTTGCAAGGGCGCGGGTCACCGATCAACTTCAGATCGACAAGATGTTGTTGGGTGGTTTGATTACTGATGTGGAGCACAAGGCGGGGGAGTACATCCTCCAGACGCTGTTGGATGCAGGGGCGTTTGTACGGGGTGTGAACATGGAAAGCACTGGCTCCAGTAGCAGGTTCAAGAAGACCAACTACACGCATGGGCTGATCCGATTGCGTGACGTGGTCAACTGCATAGAGCAGGCGGTAGGGGAAGAAACGACTGCGATCATCGTGATGTGCATGGCTAAGGACATCAGTCCTCCAGCAGAGGATCTGATCATGTTTCGTGTGGGGTTGCAGGCGTTAGATAGGGACTACATTTCGATGCACGGTTAGTCGTGAGGTGTCTTGCGCCGTCCGTATACGTCCACTAGAATTCATGTAACGCCCCGTCTCTCCTTGGCGTTACAACCGGCCCCGCATGGGTATCTCCTTCTGCCTGTGCGGGGTCACCCCTTCAAGAGAAATCGTAGTACGTTCTGTCTTGCGTCTTCAGTGCGCCTTCGTTTGCTTTGCGTTCTGCCACTGGCACTGAGATAGAGATTCGTTTGGTCTTAGGTATGGCCCTGTGCATGAGACCCTTGGGGATGTATAGGAGATCTCCTACGGTCAGATCCAGTGATGTGAAATCATCCTCGTCATTCTCGAAACTGTTTGCTATCTCCCAGCTAACGTCTCCCTGTGCATGCACCAAGAAGTTGTCATCCTGATCGATGTGAAAGGGGAATGTGGAGGCGTTGGATTCACCACTGCAATAGAAGTGTGCGTCGGCTGCGCCCATGTAGTACTGCTCAATCGCGCCAGCGATCAGGCTAATTCTTGGGGTGAGGAGTGAAGCCTTCGTAAGGATCAGAGATCCACCCTGCTTCCATATCTCGTGCAGATACTTCTTCTCAAAGTAGTCCTTGCGACCCCAGTTAGGTCTGCTCTCCCGCTCAAGGTTTCCCTTTTCCATGCAAAGCTTCCTGCCATCGAGGGTGATAGCCTGCATCCCAGCGGTGGCGCGATCATTGTTCAGGTAACTGCTGAACTGCTGCCAGTCGATTATGTTGTCGAACAGTTCTGTTCGAGCTTCGGTTCGGGGGAATACAGCAAAGGTTTTGCCACGATGGTTTGCCTCGAACTCAACGATAGACATTGAGCCGATTAGATCTGTGAAATCGATCATGATTTATCCTAGTGTTAGGGTGCGGTGGACGATACGATTCGCGCCTAATAATCCATGAGCCGCGCACTTCATCGTACCTATTTCTCGGAGGAGTCCGGCTTATATGATTCGCCGGATTGAACTGACCCCACCGCTAGCCTGCTCAACGTGAGGCTCTAGTTCTATCTAAACTTCTTTGCGCTGAGAGAGTCGATCAACCATCCATCACTGATGGGGGCAAGACTAGAGATCTCGTCAAGCCTCACACCTCGAAAGGTTTGCGTCTCGGTCTTGGCCCCTCGGCCCTGTCGATACACGATTGTAACCTCGTAGTCACCGCCGCGACCAGTTGACAAAATCTCATCGGCTAGTTCCATGATCTCAACCATATCATCCATCAGACTTGTCATTGAACGCCTCCTTCACCTTTGATTGCAAGCTAGTCCACAAGGCTTTCGCGTGAGCCTCTTCCTCTGGGGTGTGGCCCATGTCCCAAAGACAGGTGCCGATTAGTCCGTGAATCCTTGGGTCATCCTTTGACGTAGCCAAGAGCCTGTCCAGCAGGGCACCCTCTTCATTGGTCAGTTGCAGATACTGCGTTTTTAATTTGCTCATCTGTTTGCTTCCTTCTTGATTACTGTTGGTTTCGGGTGTGTGGATTGCCACCGCCGACGCAGTTCTATCCGACAGGCGCTGACCTGCCAGTCCCACATCCCGCTGTCATCCGCTGACGCATCGGGATATGCCACCATGAGCGTGGCCTTGTTGAGCAAGATCTCTTGGATCTCAGAGACATTCTTCTTGTTCGCCAGCAGATCTCTGAACTTGTTCTTCTCGTTCTCGTTCATACCACCCTCCTTGCGTCAGCCTTGGCAGATCGAAGCGCGTCATGCCGCATCTCTAGCAGCTTGATCGTGCGCTTGATCTTTTCCACTCGGCTGGAATGTTCTTGAACTTGCAGGTAGAAGTCTCGCCAGCTTTCTCCTACCGCTCTCATCTCGGCCTCGGCTGCCACGGCACTCATGCCAGCATCCATATACGCCTTCTTGGTCGAAGCCTCGTAAGACTTGAAGCTAGACTCGACAGACGCAAGGGTGTACTGGGCTTTCTCTAGCCGATCAATCTTGTCTTCGATCTCGTCAAAGATCTCCTCGAAAGTATCGTAGTTCATCAGTCGAACCTCGCTACTTTGGATTCACCCCAAGCATCAATCAGAGCGACGATTCCATACTCGTAGATGTAACACTCAACGTCAGCCTCGCTCTCAGTTGACATGATGAGATGGGCTAGCGGGTATAGATTCTCGTCCCCGTCATACTCGCTGGTGTAAACGCCGGTATCGGTCACCGTGCCGTTGAACATAGAATCGTTGAATCCACCCCAGCCATAGCACTCGTCCATGACTCGGGCGAACTCTTCAATGGTGCCGTTGCGATCAGTGTGGATCACTGCCGATTGATAGAAGTCAGGGATGATCCCGATCATCTCTCGCACATGCTTCTCGGCCTTAGCTTCAGACAGACCAGTGCCTGTCAGCATAGGTATCCACCGTTTGCAAGGATCGAGTGTCATCCGGTAGCCGTCCCAGATCTCGACGGCATTTCTCCACATGTCCCTTGTCGGGAGCTTGA